TCAGTTTCGTATTTAAAGATTTGCATATTTTTCACCCTCTCTTTAAAATCACGACAAACTGTAAATCGCGCTTGTTTTAATCTTAATATTTTTTATTCTTCTAGTACCTACAGTACCGTTGGTTTTCACCCAAAACTCACAAGTGTCTCCTTCTTCAAAATACAAATCTTCTGTGAATATAGTGGTTAAACCTGTCCCTGCCACATTCGTTATAGACCTTTCAATACCATACGGAACTCCGTTTTTGTAAATACGTCCCCAAACAGTTTGAGGAGGATTAAAGCCAGCTAACTCTAGAGAAAATTCAATTCTATAAGTACCCATAAGATTCAAAGTAACTGTTCTTCTCTTTTCATAAGTTAAGGAAGTTGTATCGTATAAGACAGCCTCTGAATAAAAATTGAATTCGCCTGTAGTGATTTCCGAACCAGTACTTATTGTTAATACTTTATCAACTAAGGCGTCTAACGTTTCCGTACCTGCACTTGTCTGACCTTTTGCGGTTAAATTAGTAGCCAAATCATTCTTACTCGTTTGGATATGCGTTTTTAATTGCGTAAAGGTATCACCACTAGTTGCTGGTGAGCCAATAACAGACGCAATATCCGTTTTACCGCTATTGGCAAATGTAAAAAGTTCTTCGAGTACAGTTTCAACGTTTGTTCCTGTGAAATGCGCGTTTACATCTACTACCGATATGCTCTTAGCGTTATGTGCATCTATCGCATCATCTGCCTTATGCGCATCAAACTCATCCCTAGAAGTGATACCATTCGTTATTCCTTTTGAGTAGTTATCCCATTCAGACCAGGTACTATTGAACCTACGCATGAATAAAAGATTCGGATTAACACGGCCGTACAATATCTGTAAAACAAGTGGTCCATCCGAATAGACTTGCATGTAATAGCTATTCGTATCGAATGGGGTGTTCAATATGCCTGTCGGTACGTAGTAACTTCCTTTGGTTTTATACGTGTTTAGATCTCCTGCTACTGTTATTAATGCCGGCTCTGCTCTCTGAGTGGGATCTAGTTTTCCATCTACTCCAACTCTTGCCGTCTTTTCATCAATCTTTCGAAAGTTCTCATTTAACATCGTTTCTATGTTAAATGTATCGGCACCATCTGTTACTGGATTCTTGAGATACAAATCAAGATTAGGTGTGTTTTCTGGCATCTATTCGGCACCTCCTGCAAATTTATTGAGTGTCAATGTTTCTACCTCAGCTATTGTCATCACATTGTTTATGTCTTGAATAAGTAGATATTTAAAGAAATATTCAATGACCAAATGAGCGGGAATGATCTCACGTAAAGCTTCCTGTACATCCGTCATATTAGAAGGAATACCGAAGCTTGAATTAAAACTGATTCCAACAACCCCCGGCTCATCGATAACGTCTATTTCTCCGTTATACCAAGATTCAGCGACACTTTTCACAAGAGCTGCTGTAGTCACACCAGTCCCTCTTACCTTAGACATTAATACCGAACGACGTTGATCAGTTGGCTTAGTTGAATCTACTAAAATCCCAAATGTCTTTTCCCATCGATCAAGACCCCATGTAGCGGTATCTAGAAAGAACTGATCTAGTACACTATCAACGGAATTCTCTATGTCTGTCATTACAACCGAATCCGCATTCACGAGTTGAACGAAATCCTCAATCTTCCTATAAAATGAAGGTAGCTCTTGCCATAATTCCTCTTTTATTTCTTCTACTGTCTTCATGTGAAGTCCACCACACCTACAACGCCAACTTCTTCAAAGGTCGGTTGAATGTTACCTGTTGAACCATTTACAAGCATATCGGTAAAATCAATAATCGGTGGAAGATCTAATAGGATATTTGCTATTCGTGTATATCGGATAAGCTCAGGTTGTCCAGTCACTTCATTGGTAATAAAGGCTATTGTCTCTAAATATTCTGCAAGTCCTTCACTAAATAATGCCGTTACATCTTCAACAGTTGCCCCTGGAGCAAGTGTCAGAGTAGCAGAAACATTTATAAGTTTTGGAGCTGCAGAAACAACAGTAACTTCTGCTCCTATCGGTCTTTCACTTTCAATAAAAGTCTCAACTTCATCAACAATAGATGGGCTAACCTGAGTTCGTTCATCATTAAGTAAAATGACTTTTACGGTATTCGGACCATTCCATAAAGGAATAACTTTCGCTGCTCCAATTCCCGGCACTGACAAAGCCCACTGTTCATAATGGTAAGCGTTGCCGCTTGTTGCTTGTTTTTGAACACGTATAGTAAGTCGATTACGTAGGCTTTCGTCTGATTCAGTATCTATTGCAGGAGTGTGTATTCCGTCTAAAGTAGCTGAACCTAAATTTGCAATAGGCTCTATAGGAAGTAAATCTCCCATAATATTGTTGCCTTCCGTCCCAACTTGCTCCGCTTGGAGTTGGAAATATCCAATAGACGTTTTGGCGATTGCAGTAAAAGTCATGTTTTCAATAGAAAATCTACTGCCGATTGGAACATCTAACCTTGCGCCATTCGTATCGTAAATATCTGCAAAACGAATAGCGGCAGTTGCAACTTTTCTATATACACCAAATTCTGCAGCGCGTCTTGTTAAATTTTCACCAACCGCGGTATCCGCAAAAACAAGATTCATGAAGACGTCTAGGTATGAATAGAGTTCTGCCATTTTGGGGGCGATGTAAACCGTTGCAGAATATATGACCGACCCTTCTCTTTTGTCAAGCGTGTCAGGGATAAGATCAAGAATCTCATCTCTAATGGCTTCAAATGTTTTCCCCTCAAACAATTGGAATGCCTCCTTTCAGTACTTCTACATCTCCATAAATCGTGAGTGCAGTAAATGATACTGTTGCATTATCATCTTCAAATTCCAATACGAATTTTTCAACTGATGTTATGCGTTCATCTTGCAGCACCGCTTCTTCAATTCTTCTTGGTAATTCTCCTGCTACGAAAAGTCGCTCATGGCCAATCATGTTCTCAAATCCGTAATCCTCTGAATAAATTAAATGTGCAAAACGAGTTGTGCTCAAAGCTATTAATATAGATTGTTGAATCGCTTCTCTGCCATCTATGAAGCCTACACACCTACCTTTAGTAAAATCGATCTTGTAAGTTTTAGTAGGCAAGGAAGAAGCATCTATAACTTCTAATTCTTCGTCAATTGAAAATTCCCCAATAGGAAGTACCATTAATCCACCACCTTATCTAAGACTAAAAATTGATGACCACCTTGAACGCGCATGAGAGCTACTTTGTCACCCTTCTTCAAACCCGTTCTGATAGGCGTGGTAGTAAGTTTATTAGTTAATGATTTTCCTGTTGTTGCGTTTGAGCCGTCATCTGTATAAGCATGATCATGTTCTAAATCAACTTCATAACGTGTTACACGTTCTGTAATAATCAAAAACTCTTTCGTGAGTTTTAATTTTTGGTGGATTTCAATTTCTATCGGACTAGCTTTTGAAACTGTACCGATTAGAATGTTTACTGGATTACTAGCATTAAACGCATTAATAGCAATTCTTTTTATGATATCAATGTTCATTAGATCACCTTCAATTCTAAGGACATCGTATGGATGCCAGCATTCCATTTATGTGAACACTCATTAACTAGGAAATACTCTTTGATTCCCAATTTTTCGATGTAAATTAAAATGAAGCTACCAGCTCGCACTTTCCAATGCCCTAAGCAATCAACACTTAATGATTTTGTTTCGCGGTTACGAAGCTTAATCATTCTGTTTAATAAATCCTCAATTTGTGCGGCAGTCATATTTTCATCAACCTTTTGAAACTCTTGCAACCTACCCCACTTTGCAATATTCGCACTATCTTGCGCTATATATACTTCACGTTTACCAGTTTTCTTATTGTCGTGTACGAGCTTTACGCGGTTATACGTTTCGTCATCAATCGATTTTTTATAACTGAAATCAAAAAGCAGACTCTCTTCTCCAATGTAGAAGTCGTCTGCAGATATTTCCATATTTTCTATGTTACGAAGATCTAATGAGCCAAAATTGTCGAACATGACAAAGTTTCGATTAGTTGCAATCAATGTGGAATCCAAAAACTTAGTGACTACGTCTAATGCTTTTTTATCATCTTCAATAATACCGGGCACTTTATAACCAGTCTCTTCGAATTTACCCAATTTTAATTTGGCATCCGTCGCAATTTTTTTAATAGCTGCAGTAGCTGTAGTTGAAGAAAAAACAAAAGTATCGTTATACATTAGATACTTTAACTGGTCATACGCTTTGATGCTTACTGCACCTTCTCTTTTGAAGCTAACTTCAAAGACATATCCAAAAAACACTTTACTTTTTTCATCAGTCACACGTATGACATCACCGCTATTAATGGGGTGTTTTAATGGTTCTGTCAGTATCAAGTCAACATTTAATGAACCCACTTTTCCGATTCGAGCAGTTTTCCATTCAACAGATGCAACTGGCATGTCCCATACAATTCCATTGCGATTATCAATTAGTACTTCCATGATTCACTCCTCATTTCGATGGGAGTTTAAGCTTTAACCCTATCGGAAGTTTGCGGTAATCGCTCTCTTTGATATTGTTAAGCTTAGCTATTTCAGGGAACCTATTACCATTACCTAAAATCTTTTGTGCCACTTTCCACAAGCTATCTCCTTTTATAAGAGAATATGTTTTAGATTGAGGCTTAGTATTCTGTCTTGCAGGAGTTGTTTTTTTTACAATAGTCTTTTTAGATGTTTCTGTTTTTTTCACTACACTCATCTTTTGTGGTGCAAATGAGACGTATTTTAATAGAGACAAGGAGAAGTTTACATCACCACTTCCTCCAGTCTCGTCATACTCAAATTTTTCAATTGTCACTAACTCGTTAATAGAGAATGAACCATCTACATAAATGTATCTGACTGGCATTTTATTCATTTGCCACTTTTTCAGAGTATCAATATAGTATTGAGGTTCACGAAAAGCAGTAGACGAATAATGCGTGTCGCCAAAAGGAAAATAAGATGCTAGTTCAAAGGCTGCTAGTTGAACCTCTTTTGGAATGTTAATCTTCCCAGTCTTCGCTATCGAAAACTTTTCACCATCACCGGCTATAGAAACATTAACTTTTTCAGGATTAATCGGTAGTTGGAAGCCTTCTTGATCATTGTTAGCACTAAAGAAAATTCCATGCGCCATTAAACGTAAGCCCCCTCTACCGATTCGTTCATACTGTTTGTTAAGCTTTCGCTAATCTTGCTAACGATCTTTTCGATATCTGCCTCTTCACGAACTGCAATATCTCCAGTGAACGTGAATGAAGGTTGTAATGATTTGAAATTTTGAATTGAGCGAATGTCAGCTAATTCTTTTAACATTTTTAAGTCTTCATCGGAAATATTAATTTCATCATCAATCTTTCCGATTGAATCAAGCTTTCCTCCTGTAGGGTTTTTACCATCTCCACCTAATGGATTTGAACCTCCACCTGGAGTCAACATATTACCTAGCGCATTAGGATCTGGCATATAAGGATTCTTCGCCATTCCTTTCCCGCCTAGTAAACCTTTTGCTTGATCTACTAAACCATGCATGGCATTAGACGCGCCTTTTGAAATGGTTTTCCCAACAGCATTACCCACATTAAATGCTTGAGACAAATCTTTATAATCAAAGCGTCCAAGTTTTAATGATGTTGGTGCTTGTTTTGGCATTGGAATGTTTCGCAAAGATGAACCTATAGATGAAACCACGCTTTTTCCTGCTTTAAAATCAACTTTACCGATTGTCTTGATGTTCACGTTTGGAATATTGTTTGCTAAAGAAATTAACTTGTTAAGACCACTGATACCAGCATTAACCACATCTGAAATCCCACCAAGAGCTTGATTTGCTACTGCTTGAGTTCCTACACCTACGATTTCCATTGTTTTACCAATCATTTGGCCCATGGCAAAAAATGCTGATTGAATTCCAAATACACCTTGATTCCATGAATTATAAATCCATTCAATTGCCGCTATACCTAAGTTAGCCATAAAGAGTAATGTGTTATAAAAAGCAGTTCCCATCCAAGCGATAGATCCAACAATTGCACCTACTACTGTAGCCGTTGAATCTCCCCAGAAGTAAAGAGCACTTACTACAAGAGCGATAACACCAATAAACGCTGCAAGAATCCACGTCCCGGGAAACGCCCAAATAGCTGCATTTAATCCCCATTGCGCAGCAGTAGCTGTGAAGGTTGCACCAGCTGCTAACATCATAGCCGCTTGAGTTACACCAAGTGCGAATGCTCTAGCAGTTTCTAAAGCAGTGGTTATAAACAAGACTGTTCGATAAGCTGTCAATATAGATAAATAAGAAACTAATGCTGCTCCTGCAACAATTAAGTAAGGTCCAATTAAGCCCCAACCATCAGCTATTAACTGACCTAACGCTCCAAGTTCTGTGTAGCCCCACTCTAATAAATCGAAAAAGAGATCCATTGCACCAGTAAAAGCTCCGATAAACATCATTGCTTGTCCGGCTAATACACCGAATGCATCTGAATTAACAAATTCGCTAAATCTAATAAATAATGGCTCAAATGCGGTCAATGACCAGTTCTTAAACATCATCCATGCTTGAGAGAAAGTCATCGGCATATTCTTAAACTTTTCTTCGATATCATCAGCTGCCCTAAATAATGCAGTCTTGATTATATCTGCAGTAATTGTACCTTCAGCAGACATATCTTTTAACGCACCCATAGAAACACCTGTCGCTTTAGAAATGGCTTTTGCTAGCATTGGTGCATTTTCCATAATCGAACGGAATTCATCACCTTGTAGCTTTCCTGCTGCCATCGCTTGAGTTAACTGATACATACCAGCTTGACGTTCTTGGGTAGATGCTCCAGAAACCGTGAATGCTTTACCCATTAATTCACCAAATTTAATAGCTTCATCATTCCCACTAAAAGCATCAGCTGCTAATAAGTTTAATTTGGCTACTGAACTTGCTAAATCGTTATAACCTGTTCGACTTCGTTGAGCTGCTTGATAGATTTTCTCTTGCAGTTCTGCTTGAGTTTGTAATCCATCATTGATGTTTTCAAGACGAGCATTTGTCGATACATAGGTATCGGCAGCAGAAACAAAACTTCTGAATCCATCTGCAATTGCTTGAAGTGATAAATAAGCAGCAGCTGCACCAACAAATCCTGTAAAGAATGATCGTACAGAACTTGTTGCATTATCAATTGGTCCAGGCAAGCCTGTAAAACTATTCTTTAAATTGTTGACACCTTTATCTCCTGCAGTGGATGCAGCTGATTTAAGTCTCTCCATATCAGCAGAAGCTGATTGAATTGTACTTCTTGCTTTAGCTAAGCCTTTCATGTCTACGCTATTCGCGGTGTTGTCCATTTTTTCCATGATTTTAATGGTGCTATCCATTGCTTTCATCATCTTTAATAATGGACCAGTTAGCTTATCTTGAAGAGCTAATGTGGTTTGTACTGACATTTTTCTCACCACCTTCATTAGAAAAGGCACCCATAAAAGGGTACCTCATTAAAATGCTATTTGATTTTATCGGCTTGAGCCTTTTCTTTTGCTTGTTCAATTTGAATACTGGCAATAACAAAGGCCTTTTCTTGACGATCTAACTCAAGGAATGTTGAAGGTAGCATATTAAATCTATGAAGAGCAACGTGAGCGTAGATAGCTTCACCATCTCGCTCATCTTCCTCTCCACTTATTATTTTTTTGCTTCTTCTATTTCCTCATCCATTGATTTCACTGAATCACTAATATCAGTTATCTTTTCAAGAATCTGATTAGCTTCACCTAGATAAAACATTTTTGAATACAGGTTATCAGCACCGCGAGTTTCATAGGACTCTTGAAGTTCCTGGTCATTTAAGTCAGGGTAAACGATAGAAGCCACTGCTAACTCACGACTGTATTTAACACCATCAAAGACTCTTTCCTGTTTGCCGTTCTTGCCCGGTTTGTTTTTAAAGCAACGTTCATTAATCTTATCAGCTTCACCAGAAGATAACGGTCGCAAAATAATAGCCTCTTCGAAGCGATCAAGCTTCAAAGAAACGTTTTCTATCTCTTTTACATTACCTTTTAAAAATGACTTAAATTTTCCCACGGTGTTTCCCCCTATTAGTTAATTACTAAGAATTGATTAATTAAATCGAAATCATCAAATGTGAATGGAACTTCCTCTTTTAATACATCTTCGGATTCTCCATCGAGAAGTGCGATCATTACACTGTCTGGAACAATGTTTTTAACAAGTGAAGTTTGTTTCCCTGCTGCACTTGCTACATCTTCATTAACAACCATTGCATCAAAGATAGGAGATTGTCCTGTCTTCAAGTATTGAAGAGCCATAGCTCGCATTTCTGGACGATGGTAATAGACTGACATAGTACCTGTACCTTTAGCACCTACAATTTTACTACCTTCCATACGAGCACCAACACGTTTTACAACAGCTTTTGTATACTCGATTTTTGATTCGAACTTCGTAATCTCTGCAAATTCTAAAGATGCACCATTGATTGTTAAGAAGAGCGTTCCTTCTTTACCGCTGATTGCATCTTTTGTTTCCATGATTTTCGGCATCTACTTTGCACCTCCTATTATTTACACGCTACAGTCATATAAAGTTTTTCCATGGCATCATTAAACTCGATAGCCATGTTCACTAAAACCGCGTCTTTGTCGTCACCTTCGACGATTGTGATTTCGTCAGTTACATACTCGATAGAACCACTTTGAGCTAAAGGATCTAAAACAACTTTCATCAGTTGTTGTTTAAATAAATCTCGACCATTTGCATCATTTGTCACTTTACCAATGAAGAAAGTCGAAAATACATGTTGAGTATTGTTTGAAACAATATCCATGGCGCGAATTATCTTGTTTTTACGGAAGTCTTTACTCTTTTCAGGAGTGAATGAACGGAATGTGTTAATGTCCTGTTCAACAACTACACTGCCATTATTAAACGTGTAAACAATATGACCGTCTTGTAATGCTTGCACCACTTCGTCATACGTTTTACGTTCGCTGTCAATAGCCCCTGGATATTCTGCATAAGTAAGTGAGTTTGTAGAAGCATTCGCATAAGCACCTGCATAGAAGTAAAGCGATTCTTTTGCAGTTAGCACTTCGTTACCTTCAAGCGTCACTCCATTAAGAACAGAAACAACTCCTTCGTGATCGGCAACATTGTAATCGTTAGTCACTAACGTTACGTTCTTACCTTGCAATTCACGCCATTCTTTTACTTTCAATGCATACAAGAGTTTAATCGTGTCATCGTCAGTGCCGACAGCCACAACTTTAAAGTCTTGTGTATCGAGTCCAGAAACTACTTCTGCATGCGATTCATTTGTAGCTGCAACCGTTGTTCCACCTGCGAATGTAAGTGTAGCGTCTGCTACTGGTAAATTACCTGAGAAAGTAGCGAATGCGTTAGGTACTAATTCTGCAACAGATGCTACTACTTGAGAATCAACTTGTACATCCTCGTAGAAAGTTTTTACTGTTGACGTACCAGCCAATCCAACAGTTACTGTTACGCTGATTTTGTTGCCATCTACACCACCATGTAATGCAGTTCCTACGAACGTTCCGCTTGTAGCAGTTGCTTTGGTACCTACACCATTCAAGTTATAAACGATAACTTGTCCAGTGGCTTTAAAAGCTTCACGAACGGGAACAATATCACCTAAGCTCTTACCAAATAATTCTTTGAATTTAGAGTTAGATGTAACTTTTATGAATTTCCCAACTTCGCCCCAGTCAAGAGCGAGAGGGATAACAACAGGACCCGCAGAATCTAAACCTGCAGCAACTAGATCATTTGTTTCGAAGTTAATGTACGCACCTGGACGCACTTTGTTTTGAGTTTCCCAATTACCACCTGCCATTATGCTTTAACCTCCTTCTTTGAATCTTTCAATTCCTTTGACTTCCAGTCTTTTAAGGTTGCAGCAACATGCTCTTTTGAATAGGACTGTCCATCTTTTAGTAAAACATTGAGCAATAAGCGCTCTTTTGAATCTTTAGAAGCATCTAAGAAAGCTTCCTTGCTATATTTAGCAACCTCTTCTGACTTTTCAACGATTGGTTTACTTTTGGTCAACGGTCACACCTCCTAATGATTGCATTGCCGTTTCGAGTACTACTTCACGAAGCAAAGCTTTAATCGTAAACGTGATAACTAACACGTCATCTACAATTTGACCTTCAATTTCGTGAGTATGGTAGACGTTAGCAATGCGTTGGAATTCAGTCTGGAACGTCTCAAGAACCACATCACATTCACTTCTACGATCTTCTGATTGAGGAAAGTAGGTGACATTGATTGAGTAAGTTCGAGCG